ATCGCCAGAAATTCTTTTTGCTGCTTTAGCTTTTTGAGCTTCATACATTTTTTTTCTTTTTTCTAAAAGAGCAATATCTTTTTTGATTTCACTAATTGCTTTTTTATCAACTACATCCTTCATATCGTCACTTTCGGTCATAGTTAATCTATTTTTTAATTCTTCGATTTTCTCTTGAATTTTACTAGCCTTATATTCGTATGCAGCAACTTCACCTAGTTTTTCAATTTCTTTTAGGTGCTTTTCAATTGCTCTCTTTTTAGCTTCTGAAAGTGTTTCTTTATTTGTCATGTTGTCTTTTGCTTCGTTTAATTTAACAGGTTCCATTCCTGAGGATTTGTACTTACCTGTTACTTCTTTTGTTGGACCTAAACCGGGAGCATCCTGAGTATATCCGATGCCTTTAATGCCAAATGCTCCATCTTTAATGTAGTATAATGGATCTTTTTCAAGGTTCTTAAATACGATCTTCTTAAGTTCGTCTTCTGTTTTATCTGCATTTTTAGGATCTTTCATCTCAACATAATACCCCGATAAGAGTTCATTGGTAGAGATGTTATTATTATTCTTTTTATCTTCGTAATCGTATCCAGTGGTTTCTTTCTCTACTACCGACTTATCCGTATCTTTTAAAGCAGCTTTAACTGCTTCTGTATTTTCACTAAAGATTTTGAACCAGTTTGGTTCTCCTTCTTTTTGAATTAATACTCCGGTCATGCTTTCTGATATAATTCCTCTTTCAGTAAGGTTGTGTATTGATTGATCAAATGTAAGTGCGCCTGTCACTACATTAGGGAATAGGGTTCTAGCTTCCTTTATAAAAAGTTCTCTGTTACCTTTACCTTCTTTAATTAAATTATATTTGTCTTGTAGGCTTTTCATATGTTATAAATAGGGGTTGTTTATTTCCAAAGATCTTTATACACCATGCCCTTGGCTGCTTTACGTACTTTATTCTTATTAACAAGCTTCCAGCCCATCTTTAAGTAGTAGTTACGTGCGGCACCTTGAGCATTCTTATTTGGATTGAAAGCATAGGGTGTATTATACGCACCAGCTGCTCCGGAGGTTGACATCTCCTTAAGCTGTTTCTTAAGCTCGTCTTTTAGCTGCTGTCTTGTTGCCATTATAGTTCATTAACAAGTTCGTAATATTGTAACAAGTTAATGATTGCATCGTTAGTAACCTTTTCAGTCTTGTGTAGAGGTTTTACATACTTAAGAACTTCGGTAATTTTAATCTTAAGAACTTCATCTTTAATACTGACTGTTTTCTCTTTTAGCAATCCACGTACTTCTACGATTCTGGTATTGTAGTACTCCTTTAACTTGTCTGTATTATCTACTGAGGTGATTACCTCTCTTAGAACCTCTTTTTGTTTTCCTGTTAGATGATCGTACTTCTCATTAAATTTATCAAGAAGCATTTTGTATGTTAAGATTCTTAAATCTTTTCCGTACCCTTTATACTCCTCCATTAATTCATCAGCAGGAGCCGACACAGTAGCTTTAGTTAAATGTTCTAAGATTGTAATTTTATTATTAATAACAGTCTCAGGAACTACTTTATCTGATGATTGATTTTCAATTAGGTTATTTAATGCTGCAAATATTTTGTAGTTAGTTACTTTAGCTTTAAAGAATTTCTCTACGTTGTAGCTATCTTTAATTTCTCTAACTAGGTTGTACTTCTGCTTTCTAATTTCTGATCTTTTTAACTTAGTGGATGTCTCGACTAAGGTATTGATAACCATCTCAGCTTTAGATTCACTTAGATTCTTATAGGCAGTAACCTGCTCATAAAGTCTATATTCTTTTCCTAATTCAGTGTTAACGAAATATTTTTTAAGAATATTGATAGCAGCAGAATTCTTGCCCTCTAACGTATCGGAGGTGATCTGCCTTACCAGAAGTTCAAAAAGAAGTCCCGTATTTTTAAATTTTGAATGTTTTATTGACATCTATCGATGGTTTTATAATAAATATATGTTAATTGTTTATTCCCTAATTTGGCTTTCGTCTAATAATCCGTTTGCTTTTCTTTCTGCTTCAAAAATCATCTTTTTAGGAGCTAGACTATCGAGAATTTTTTTATGTTTTGTAAATTCCTTCTTAGTATTCTCTAATGCAAATGGTGAAGTATTATCTCTACCGTAACCCTGCTGGTCATCGGTCTTCATTCCTTTTCTACCTAATCTATCTAATCCTAGAGGATCGTTGGTAGTGTTAATATTTGAAGCTTTTTCTTCTGGACGTCCCATTTCAGGTTGGTCTCTATTATATCCATCAGGTACTGAACCTGGTCTATCGTAGACTCTACCTTTACCGTATGAGGTTGCAATGTCATGAGGAGTACCGTAAGTTTCTCCAGTCTCTAAAGGATCATTTCCTTCGTTTTCAATCTGAGACATTCTGAATTTACGCTTAGCATCCTGAAGAACTAATTCTCTCATTTCATCGTATTGATCTGTGCTTAAGTGGAAGATGTTATCGTAAATCCAATCAGAAGAAATTAATTGAGAATCCATCATTGTTTGAGCTAGCTCCATTTTCTCTTTCAATAACATAATTCTTTCCTGATCATAAATGATAGAAGGAGTTGTTAGAGATAATTCGAAATTAGTTAATGATTCGTCTCTATAGCCTTGAATGTATAAATGCACGAATGCAATTTTATAAAGCTCAGAAACCATGATTCTCTGCAGTTTCTCTACTGTTCTACCAAAGCGAATATCCTCTGCAGCAAGAGTAGCTTTACCTTGTAGTTTTTCATCATACCCTAAGAATGCTTTTGGAATTCTTAAAGCAGCAAATAGCTTATCTCTTAAGTAATTTACGTCCGTGATACCGTCATACTGTAAGCCTCCTAAAGTATCAATCTTAGTTGCAGTATCATTACCTCTAACTGGAACATAAAAATCTTCCATTAAGTTCTGCATGTTGTACTTTAGGTTATATTCACCTGTTTGCTGGTCAATATAAGGAGTACGCTTCATTTTAGAGATAGCTTTCTGCATGAAGTTTTCTACCTCTGCAGGAGGAATACCTCCTACGTTCATATAGAAAATTCTCTTCTCAGGAGCCCTTACAATTCTATGAATTAACATAGCATCTTCCATTAGAGTATACTGCTTAAATAATTTACGAGCAGGTTCAATATAAGAACGGCCGTAAGGTAGGAAGTTAACGTCTGTTAATAAACGGAAGTGAGCTACTTCATAGTTGTCAAAGTAAATTGACTTAGCATCATGCTGGTTTGGTGTCTTAAAGTAACCGTAAGTGTCAGCAGCTAATCCATCAGGGTCGTATCTGAATCTAACTGATGTTGGATTTTCTGGATCATAGTGCTCCTGTCTTTCGATGTTAAATGCAGCAAAGGGAATTACGTTATAAACACCGAATTTTTCTGAAGCTTCTAATTTTAAAAAGAAGTCTCCATATTTACACATGTTCCTAATCCACCAGCTTAAGTTAAACTCGACGTTTAATACATCATAGAATAAATTATAAAGAATCTTTTGAATGTTTTCGTCAGAGGATCTAATATGTAAGACCTCTCCCATATCATTCTTAAGGGTTGATTCTTCTGAGAGAATATCAAGGGCAGAAGCAATGATTGCGTCAGTATCCATTGCATCATACTCCGAGTATAACTGGGTCCTAAGTGTTTGGTAGTTAAAAGATGATTGATATCCGTAGAGTGATGTAGGGGAGGTGGTGTAGATTCTATTGTATCTAGCCATTAAAGAGTTATTCTCTAACTCTCCCGACATTTGAATTTGGTTTGTATCAGCTACCTTTAACTGATCCCCACCGACGTTCCGGATAATAACATCTGTAGAAAATAATCTACGTAATCTCGAAAATATACTGGTATCAGCCATTGTTTAATAATAATATAAGTATAAATAGTTAATAAATCCAGCTTATATCTTCTTTTCCTCCTTTACCATTGTCGATCTCATAAGGGTTGGCGACGTGGGAAGGTAAGTAAATACCCTGATATGAAGGTTTTGTCACTGTGATGTTGTTTAAAGCATTGCGGGTAAGGTCTAATCCCTGCTGACGGAACTTCAAAGCAGTGTCTCTAATGTACATTGCTGTACCAAAAGCCATTACTAAGTCATCATTATACCCTCCTTGAGCTTCTGCTCTACCGTTCTTCCATACAAACACCTTCATCTCCTCGATTAAACGCTTGGAATGAATAGTAACTGCTTTTTCATTAACGTATTCTTGGAATTTACCGATAACTAACGGTCTAGTTCTGGCATTCATAGAGAATCCAGCTACCATATTTGAGTTATGATCGTACTGATCGAAGTAGGAATCGGCTGATATGTTACCTCCTTTAGGTGAATAGTAGAGATTATCATAACCTCTCTCAATAACTGTTTGAATAGTCGACCATCCAATAGAAGCATTTTCAATTACAAGTAAAGCTTGGTTATATTCTGTTGCAATTCCTACTAGTAAATGTCCAAATTCCTTAGTTCCTAACTGTCCTTTATATTCACCTACCTGAGTATTGTTCTCAATGTCTATTATATGAAAGGTTGAATAATCTTTTCCATCACCTCTAGCTACGTCAGCTACTACCATGTAGCTTCTTGAGTAGTCAACAGGTTCCCAAATCCATAAATTCATGTCTGCACCACGTTTTTCCATTGGTTCAGTCATGTAAGTTTGCTGATAATACTCTAAATACTCTCCGTAGAATACAGTATCTCCAGAAGTAGCAAAGTCACAATCACATTCCTGTGCTGCAAGTCGTGGATCTCCTAGTAAATTATCTTGAGCATCTCTCCAGGTTTGGTCTCTTTCAGGGTGTACAAACCAAGGTAACTTAATTGGTAGGAATTCATTCTCTTTTGCTTCAGCTCTAACCCAGGTTTGGTGAAACCAGTTACCTGTACCGTAGGGAGTTGATAGTACAATCGCTCCACCACCCGTTGCTAAGGTCTGTTGAGCTGATGCCCATGTTTCTGCAATGTTATCAATGAAAGCCGCCTCGTCAATTAGTAGTAGAGATACAGCTTCTGAACGAGCAGCATCTGAATTTGATGATTTAGCTGTGATTTTAGACCCGTTTGCAAGGCGTAAACTCAATTTATTCTTTTCTTCTGCGTCAATTTTTAACCAAGAAGGCAAATTTTCGTACATAAACTGCACTTTTGACACCAAGTTACGTGCGGTTGCCTGTGTAGTTGCTAAGGTTAATACGTTTTTATCCTTGTGAAAAAGCATTAACCACAGTGCATATCCTGCTCCTAAAGTCGAAATACCTAACTGTCTTGACTTTAAAATGATAGAATACGGGTTATCT